CGACACCCAGTGCGTCCCACGCCGCGAACGTGTACGGGAAGCTGTGCACCGCAGCGCAGATCTCGCGCGTGTGCTGCAGCGCGAACCGCCACAGGTCGCGATCCTCCACATGGTCCAGAAACAGCGGGCGGGCCTTGCCGGGGTGGAAGAAGTCCCACGCGATGCCCGCACCGCTGCGATCCATGTCGAACCGCGCGGAGATCATGCAGAAGTCGCCTCCGCGCTCCGCGTCGATCCGTTGGGCTGCTTGCACCTTCGGCCAGGTTCGGCACCCTTCCCAGTCCGCGCAGTCCATACGCCACACGACGGGCGCTCCGCTCACCGGCAAGGCGCTTCCGAAGTCTTGCAGGTCGGCCTCTGCGCTCTTGTGGTGGTCCAGTACCAGGATCGATCGCGCTACGTGCTGTAGGTCAAGCATCACGTACTGCGGGTAGCAGAAGTCCACAAAGATCAGGTCTCGGCCCTCCGCGGCCGGCGGTGGCTCACCGTGCACACCCGGGTAGAACTCGGCGTCCATCGCCTGGCGCACGGCCCATGCCGCGGTGAAGCCGTCGGCGCAGTTGGCGTGGTAGATGACCAGTGGTTTCATCGGGCTGTTGCTCCTTTGGATTTGCGGGTGCGGCGGCGGGCCGCGCGTTGTGCGTTGCGGGCGATGGCTTCAACCCGTTCCGCCTCCGCGATGTAGTGGTCGTGTCGGTCCTGCCTCACCGAGGCACTGAACTGGTATTGCTTCAGCGCTTCGTCGGCCGACTCGCGATAGAGCCTTGCCAGCTTCTTCCCGGCCACGCGCGGGTCGTGTTTGAAGATGTCCAGCTGGTTGTTGTCTGAGCGCATCAGGCAGCGCTCCCGAACCCCAGCTCGGCCGCCGCGCGCGCCATCGCCTCCGCAGCGGCCGAACGATCACGCACCGCCACTACGCCGGGCTGCACCGGGGGCAGCGCCAAGGCAGGCTCGGGCACCGGCTTGCCCTCCACGACGTGCCGCACTGCACGCTCGTAGGCGTCCTGCAGCATTCGCGCCTGCTGGTATCCGTCCTCGGCGCTGGCGTAGACGTGCAGGTCCAGCAGCGAACGGACCAGCACCGTGAAGCCGGATTGCGTACGGCCCGGCCGGATCTCCTGCTGCACCTGAGCCAGTGCCGGCACGTCGAAGCACATGGCGCGGAAGCGCGGCGGGTTCGGCGGCCAGTCCAGGGCATCGCGCATGCAGGCCGACAACCCGGCTCCCAACTTCTTGGGGCTGAGGCCCGTGATGCTCTGCAACCACACCTCGCCCGCCGTCGTCAGCGCGCCGCTCTGCGCCACCGGTGCCGCGCCGTTCGCCCTGGCCCACTTGCCCGGGAACATCGCTGCCATCCGTTCCCACAGGGTCCACAGGGCTGCCACAGCGCGCGCGTCCGGGTCAGCCGACGACGGCAAATTCAGCGTCGATGATTCCTGCGCTGCCAAGGTGGCCACCACCGCCATGCTCTCGCTCGTACTGCTCGCGGAGCTGGGTGACGTGATCGGCAGAACCGTGGTGAGGGGTCGCATGGGTCGCTCCGTTGGAAGGGCTGGCGATGGGGATGACAGGCAGCGCCAGGCCGGCGGCCATGGTCTGCTTCAGGGATTCGTTGATGTCGTGGCCCGCAGCGGCCAGGCCGGCCAGCGTGTTGCGGACCTGGAACCACGCTTGGATCGACAGCGGGCGGCGACAGGCCCCGCGATGCCGAGCGAACCGGGCCAGCACCTCTCGGTCGAGACCGGCTGGTAGGTCGCCGAATCCGGCCAGCGCCGCGTCGATCTGGGAAGCGGTCAGCGAATCGCCGCCCGGCTCGCTCACACCGCCGCTGTGTGTGGGTTGCTGTTGGTTGCTTTTGATTGCTTTTGGTTCGGGTGCAATAGCTGTTGCACCCTTTTCGACGCTGGGTTGCACCCTTTTCTGCGCCGTTTTGCACCCTTTACGACTCTGGGTTGCACCCTTTTCAAAGGGTGCAGAATTTGCACCCTTTGAATCTGAGCCGGATACGTCACCGTCGTTCGAGGCGGCCAGATCCTCACCCTTGATCCAGCGCGGGCTGATTCGATACTCGCGCGGGCGCCCGCCAGACTTGTAGCCGGACATGCGGCCGCCGCCAGGGTTCACCAGCTCCAGCCAGCCGCTCTGCTCCATCTTGCGCAGTTGGTACTGCACAGAGCGCTCGGACTGCCGCGACTTCACCGCGAGGCTAGCGATCGACGGGAAAATGTGGGTGCCGTCGTCATGGGCGTGGTCGGCCAGGGCCAACGCCAGCAGCATCTCGCCGCCGCCCGCCGGATACCTGTCGAACACCATGCCGGTCATTCGTGCTGCCATGTCAGATCACCAACGCCAAGTTCTCGCCCGGGGCCACAGGCCACCAAGTGCACGCGCTGCGGCCACTGACCTCGCACGGCTTCTTCGGGCCACGCCATGCGCGACCGTCTTCCAGCAGCTCAGGCAGGCGGCGCGCGAGCATGTAGCGGTCGTGGCCAGTGGCCTTGGCCAGCTCCATGCTGGTCAGCCCCGGGTGCGCTTTGAGCGCGCTGGCAGCGCGGTCTTGCTGGGCGGCCTGCAGGCCGCTGGACACCACGTGCGCCGCAGCCTCATGGCTGGTGCTGATATCGGTGGAACGGGCCAGATGGCTCATCGGGTCGCCCTCTTGGATTGCTTGCCCTTCGATGCAGCGCGCGCCACGTTCCGCTCCAAGCGGTGCGCCATGGTCCGCAGCGCGCGGGCCTCGCTCACCATCAGTGCCGCTTCGTCGCTGTCGATGTGCCGGTCAGCAATCGCGTCCAAGGTGGTTCCGGACAGGCGCCCCATCCGGGTGGTGATCTCCAGCAACTTCAGCTGCACAGCCCCGCTCTCGTCGGACCAGCCGCCCTCCGGCGGAGGCGGCACCACGTCCACGGCCATGCCGAAGCGGCCGGCCAGCGCCTGCATCCACTCCAGGGCGTACTCGCTGCCGCCGGCCTTCTCCTGCATCCACTCGGTCAGCAGTTCGGCGATCTCGATCGATACCGACTCACCCTCCAGGCCCCGCAGCTTTGCGCGCAGCGTCTCCGGGTGCATGGTCTTTCCGCGGCGATCAGCCAGGAACGCGGCCGCGTCAGCCACACCGCCGGGCGTACGGCGCACGGAGTTGTAGAGGACGTCGATCCAGTTGAGGGCGGAGGTACGGCAGGTCATGGCTTCACCTTGGGTGTGCGGGTGTTTCAAGGTTTCGGGGCTGGCCCGGGTGGCGCACGATTGGCGCCATGGACAACAACAGCTCAGGGATCGAGGGCGCCGCCCGCCTTGCGGTACGCTGGATGTGCGAACAACACAGCCCGCAAGGAGGGCGACATGGCTCGACCGATAGACATGAAGCGGATGCAAACCGACCTGATCGCACTGGAGATCGTGGTCGGGGCCATCGCGAAACGAATGAGCGCGGACAACAACTTCATCCGGCAGGTGGAAGCAGAATTCGAGCGTCTGAAATCGGACGTCTCCGACTTCGCGGAGGTAGAACAGCTGCAACACTCTGTGGACCAGCTCATTTACCCGTAGCCTCCGAGTCCGGGCCGAGCGACTCGTCGGCCCGGACCTCGCCAGAGGTGCTAATTCCCGACCTCAGAAATTCACGAAACTCTCGTGAGCGCTTGATGCCAGCCTCGCGATACGCGAGGTCTGCCTGTGAAGGTGCGTTGATCCAGTCGCGGATCCAGATACGGGGGTTCCACTTGTCGGGCAGCGCGCGCATCTCAGGCAGCCTCCACGCTGATGATTCGGTCAGCGTCGGGGTCGTGCGGCGCCTCTTGGGCGACCGGCTGCTGTTCCTGCACACCCAGCAGCCTCAGAACCTGCGGCAGCGCCGGGACGCTCTGCTCTTCCGGCCAGGCCTCAACCTGCTCAACAGGCAGCCTCAGCAGCTTCGCCAGGGGCGCATCGGTCTTGAAACCAAACTTCGCCCGCAGCGCGCGCTTGCTCATACGGGCGTCAACCAGCGCTCCTACCGCTTCGCGCAGCGTCTGCACCACATCTTCCGGCTCGGGCCAGATGTCCGGCCTCCGCTCATGCAGAGAAACGGCGCCGCCGCTCTCGACATGCAGCAGGCGGACCAACCCGCCGTCGAACCGCTGCCCTTTGCTGAGTGCCTTGCGCAGGTAGCCAATGGAAGTGCGAGCGCGGGCCGCGTACTGCGCCTGTTGCGGCGGGCTCAACGTGGAAAGGTAGGTGCGTAGGGTCTCCATGACCCAAACAATACCCGCAGGTAAGGCATCAATCAATACCTGCAGGCAATTTACTTGCAGGTAATGGAATCGTGGAATACACGGATGGATAAATACGAACAACGCCGGGCCCAGCTGCAAGCCTTGGCTGACGCCCTAGGCCGCGGCGGTGTCGCGGCGATTGCCGGGAAAATCGGCAAAGACGCCAGCTATGTCTCACGAATGCTCTACGAACCTGGCAAGGCCGGGCGCAAGCGGATTGGCGAGGACACCTTGGCGACGCTTGCCCACGCATTCCCAGATCACTTCGGCGATGGCCGTTCCGTCTCACCCGTCTTAGCGACTGAGACCCCGCCCGGTTACGTTCGCTTCCATCTGCTCGAAGGAGCAGCCGGAATGGGGGTAGGCGTGGTGAATCAGGATTTCCCTGAAGTGATGCAAGTGATGGAGGTTGCTGAGTGGGAGGTACGGCGCAAGCTGGGCTTCCTACCCCGACCAGGGCAGATTCAGATCATCACGGGGCGTGGCCCCTCGATGAGGCCAAAGATCGAGGACGGCGACATTGTGTGGATTGATACGGCGGTCGACTATTTCGATGGCGACGACTACTACTTGATCAGCTACGACGGCGAGACCCAGATCAAGATGCTGCAGACGCGGGTCGATGGCATGTACGTCGTCAGCGCCAATCCGGACTTCAAAGAATGGCGGTGCGAGCCGGACGAGCTTTCCATCCAAGGGCGCGCACTCGTGCACGCTGGTTTCAGGCGTTTTTGACAGGGGAAGTTGATGAGTATCGTCGTACGACTTGGGATGATGGCTGTGGCAGGTTTCCTGCCAATGGTGGCAGCCGCCGCCGACCTGACTGAAGAACAGCGCACGTTGGTGCAGGTGTTCGATGCGCCAGGCCACGACAAGGCTGCGATCTACACCGCAGGGCGACAGTGGATTGCCGAGAACTTCAAGTCGGCCAAGGCCGTCATTGAGTACGAGAGCAAGGATGACGGGACCATCATCGGCAATGGCAACATCAACTATCCCTGCGCGAGCGCGTGGGAGTGTCTTGGAAAGCCCGACTGGACGGTTCCCTTTACCATGCGGCTTGAGGCGAAGGACGAGCGTTTCAGGCTGACCTTCAGCAACATTCGGCTGCATTGGCCGGCAAAGATCAACGCGGGCATACGGCAACCAGAGTTCGACGGCCCGGTTCGAAGCGCGAAGGACATGGACAAGATCCGCCCGAAGCTATTGATGGTCGGGGATGAGATCAATGCATCGCTCGTGACGCGGAAGGCCGGCGACAACTGGTGACCTGAGAGGGCAGCCAAGCCCGCCTCAATCGCGCACCTACAGGGGGCGCTCTTCTTGGATGATGCGCGCCTTGGCGGCAGCGCGTTG